CCATTGGACCAATCGGACCAATCGGACCAATCGGACCAACTGGTCCACAAGGACCTATCGGACCCATTGGTGGTCAAGGACCCATTGGACCTATTGGACCAATCGGACCTCTTGGACCAATCGGACCTAGAGGCCCAACAGGTCCACAAGGACCCATCGGACCTATTGGACCAATTGGACCTATCGGACCACAAGGACCAATTGGTAATCAAGGACCAATCGGACCAATTGGACCAATTGGACCACAAGGACCTATCGGTCCAATTGGACCTGGTGGACCTGGTGGTGGTCAAGGACCTATTGGACCAATCGGACCCATCGGACCTAGAGGCCCAACAGGTCCACAAGGACCAATCGGACCTGGTGGTGGTCAAGGACCTATCGGGCCAATTGGACCAATCGGACCAATTGGACCACAAGGACCTATCGGACCCATTGGACCTGGTGGACCTGGTGGTGGTCAAGGACCTATCGGACCAATCGGACCCATTGGACCTGGTGGACCTGGTGGTGGTCAAGGACCAATCGGACCAATCGGTCCAATTGGACCACAAGGACCTATCGGGCCAATTGGACCTGGTGGACCTGGTGGTGGTCAAGGACCTATTGGACCAATCGGACCAATCGGACCCATTGGACCTGGTGGTCCATCCACTTTAATTAACTCCACTGCCACAGGATCATTGACCGTTGTTTACAAAGTTGGTGTTCAGTCTTTAGGTTCAAATCAAACTCCTTATTCACAAACAAATAATTACATTAATACTGTAACCGGTTATGATTTTGCTGTTGCATTCCAATCAACTTCAGATATTAGACTGAAAGAAAATATCTTACCAATATTGGACGCTGTGAAAAAGTTACAACAAATTAATGGCGTTTATTTCACATGGAAAGAAACCAAAGAAAACAGTATTGGTGTAATTGCTCAAGATGTTGAAGAAGTTTTCCCTGATTTAGTCATCAAATCTGAAGTAAACGGTATGAAAACTGTTAACTATGATGGTATGATTGGTGTTCTTGTTGAAGCAATTAAAGAACAACAAAAACAAATTGATGAATTAAAGCGTGAGATAAACCACTTGAAACCAGAAGATAAATAATCCCATAGGGGAAACATATGCCATCAGTAACAAACAGACAAACCTTCAAAGAATATTGCCTACGTAGATTAGGATTTCCAACCATTGAAATCAACGTTGATGACGACCAGGTTGAAGACCGTATCGATGATGCGTTTCAATACTGGCAAGACTACCATTTTGATGCGTTACAGAAGGTATATTACATTAAAACGATAACACAGACGGATGTTAATAACAAATATATCAATATGTCACCTTCTGTGACACTTGATAGTGGCAACAATTCGGTCAATATTGTTGGTGTAACTAGAATATTTCCCCTATCAGACTCAATTAACACAAACAACATGTTTGACCTTCGTTATCAACTTCGTTTGAATGAACTGTATGATTTTACTTCTGCTTCATATGTAAACTATACACTTACGATGCAACACCTTCGTTCACTTGAAATTATGTTTACAGGTGAAGTGCCAATTCGTTATCAACGACACATGCAGAAATTATTTTGTGATTGGGGTTGGGGTTCAGCAGTCAAAGCAGGTTCTGTTGTTATTGCCGAATGCTATGCAATGATCGATTCTACACAATATGCATCAGTTTGGAATGACCGTTGGCTCAAAGAATATGCAACGGCACTCATCAAACGTAATTGGGGAAATAACCTTAAGAAATTTGCAGGTGTACAACTACCCGGTGGTGTCACACTAAATGGTGATAAAATTTTTGAAGAAGCAACAGAAGAAATCAAAAATTTGGAACTTGAAATGCAATCCAAATATGAACTACCAGTTGAGTTTTATCTAAACTAATGGCAACAAATCTCTATTTCAATAACTACAATTCAAGTCCTGAGCAAAGACTTATAGAAGACTTGATGATTGAAACCATTAAAATTAATGGTGTAGATTGCTATTACATTCCAAATAGTAATGACTCGGCTAGAGATTTAATTTATGGTGAAGATCCATTAAAAAAGTTTGAGGCCGCATATCCGTTAGAATTATACGTAACAAACGTGGATGGTTATGAAGGCGAACGTGAGTTTTTTTCCAAATTTGGACTAGAAATTCGTAACAACATGTCGGTGATTGTTTCAAAACGTTCGTTTGCACGTTGGGTGCCACAAACATATCAACGGCCAAGAGAAGGTGATTTGATTTACATTCCATTCTTATCACAAAATGGTGAGATGTATGAAATAAAATATGTTAATTATTCAGAAGCCTTTTATGTTTTAGGTAACAAGTATCCATACTTCTACAAACTCGAACTTGAGAAATTCAAATATTCACAGGAAACAATCGACACGGGAATACCAAATGTCGATGATACGGTTTTTCAAGAAGCATATAATGTTACATTAATGGTAACAGCGAACACAGCATCAAACAACTTTGCATTAGGTGAAGTGGTCACAGCAAACACATCTGGCGTATCTGGCACAGTTGCATATTGGGATCGTCCAACAGGTACACTCAAAGTTACGGATCTTTTGGGTACATTTGCAAATAACCAATTGTTAACTGGTAATACAAGCAATGCACGTTTTGTTATTTCAAATGCAGTTGACCCATTGACTGATCCACAAGACCGTGAAATGTATGATAACTTCTCGATACAAACCGAAGCTGATGATGTTGTGGACTTATCAGAATCTAATCCTTTCGGTACACCATCATGAGTTACGCATATCATAGAATAATCAGAAAGGTTGTTATCGCATTCGGTAACCTTTTCAATGATATTAAATTAGCACGATACGATTCCAATGGTGTCGAACAGGAACATTTTTTAGTTCCAATTGTTTATGGTGGAAAAGAAAAATATGTTTCTCGCCTAGAAGGTGATCCAAACCTAGACAAAAAAGTCCAAGTAACACTACCAATCATGTCGTTCGAAATGACGAACATGAGTTATGATGCTGGTCGTAAACTAAACACCAACATGAAAAACACCTCTTATAGCGGAGAAACAGGTGCAAGTTTGGCGGTGTACAATCCAGTACCTTTTGATTTTGATTTTTCATTGTTGGCTTATGTCCGTAACATTGAAGACGGCGCTCAGTTGATGGAAAAAATCCTCCCATATTTTACACCAGATTATACAGTAAATGTAAATTTGGTTCCAGAAATGGGAATCGTAAAACAACTACCAATAATTTTGAAAAGCGTTTCAAATGAAGTTGACTATGAAGGTGATTACAATTCAAAGGTGCGAAGCATTATATGGACACTAACCTTCACCGTGAAGGGTTATCTGTATGGTCCAGTGACAGAACCAAAAATTGTTAAGACGGCAATAACAAACCTATATGATGATACTACAATGTCTCACAATACCACTATTGCCAATATGGCTTTAGGTGGTTTAGGTAATTACCAAATAGAAGAAACTGTGTATCAGGGGTATTCATATGATATGGCTACAGCATCTGGTAAAGTATCATCTTGGTACGCTGGCACCAGAAAATTAGAATTACATGGTTTAAATGGACACTTTGTAACTGGAACTCCAATTAAAGGCTTGGTGACCAATACAACTTGGACACCTTCATCATTCGAAGTTACACCAACACCTATCGCTACAATACAGGTTCAACCTAATCCGTTTGATGTTGTGTTGCCAAATAATTATACATACATAACCCAACTCACAGAATTCCCAGAAACTGTCCTATTCGAACCATTAGTGACGGATCTTGGAGAAGATATATTTACAGAAGACAATGAAGATATAGTGATTCTAATATAGGATAAAAAATGTCAAAGAAGATTTCACAACTACCAAATTTAAATGATATTTCCAGTACACCTGCAAATATCTTAATTCCAGTTTCCAACACAGTATCATCTATAACAAACAGTGTTAGAGTTGATACTCTCCGAAACTACATCAACATTCATGCAAACTCTGCGTATAATTATGCAAACACAGTTAACGTATATACACAAGAGGCATTTAATAAAGCAAACAATGCATTAGCAAACACAACTGGAACTTTTGCTGGAGATTTGACTGTTACAGGAAACGTAGTAACATCAACAGCAACAATTACAAGTACCGGCATAGGTTACAAACAAGGCACTGGTGGACAAGTTACACAAACTGGTTCCAGAACCGATGCGGTAGCATTGACTGCTTTGACAGGTAGAATAACACTTTATAACACTATCACTCCTGCTGAATTTTCAGATACATTCACCTTCTATAACGGTTACATATCTGCAAATGATTTATTATATGTTGCACACATCGCTAATGGTACAATGGCGTTGTATGATGTTACAGCAACACCGGAAAACGGTTCTGCAATTATTACCTTCCGTAATAACTCAAATGACCCATCACCTCCAGAAGCACCAATAATAGGATTTATGGTATTCAAATCTGCCATAGCATAAACTATGTCAAAATTTGAAAAGAGTATGACTGAAATATTTGATGTGACACCAACTGTTATAGAAAAAACGGAACAGTTACCAGCTAAAATAGAATCACAAGTTACTAAAAATCTTGATGTAGACCTTGACAGTGATTATCAAGAATCTAGACAAACATTAAAAGAGTTGGTTGTAAAAGGCAATCAAGCAATTGACCATCTACTTGCTATTGCATCAGAGACAGAACACCCACGTGCTTTTGAAGTTGTTGCCACGCTTATTAAGAACACAGCGGAAGCAAACGAAAAATTGATGGTCATGCAAAAGACTATCAGAGAATTGAAAAACATCAAGAAGAATGATTCTGGTGTTAACGTAGATAAAGCAATTTTTGTAGGCTCAACTTCAGAACTATCGAAGCTATTAAAAGCAAAGAATGCCGATTAACAATAAAGATTCTTACCGTGACAATCCGTTACTGAAAAAGGCTGGGGTTGAACACGCATATACACAAGAAGAAATTGATGAATACATAATGTGTTCTAAAGATCCGGTGTATTTTGCGATAAAGTACATTAAGATTGTGAACGTTGATGAAGGTCTGATGCCGTTTCGTATGTGGGAATTCCAAAAAGAAATGATTCGCACATACCACGAAAATCGTTTTTCAATCACCAAATGTCCTCGTCAGGTTGGTAAAACAACCACATCAGTTGCATATCTTCTTTGGGTGACATTGTTCTCATCAGACCAAAACATTGCCGTTCTTGCTAACAAAGGCTCACTAGCACGTGATATTCTAGCAAAGTATCAACTAGCATACGAAAACCTTCCTATGTGGCTCCAACAGGGCGTAGTGACATGGAACAAGGGTAACGTAGAACTAGAAAACGGTTCAAAAATTATTGCGGCATCCACATCAAGTTCAGCAGTTCGTGGTGGAGCATTTAACATTGTATTCTTGGACGAATTTGCGTTCGTTCCAGCCAACATTGCAAATGAGTTCTTTAACTCTGTTTACCCCGTTATCTCATCTGGTAAAACAACCAAGATTATCATTGTGTCCACACCAAACGGCATGAATCTATTCTACAAGTTATGGATGGATGCTATTAGTAAAAAGAACGGCTACCAGACATTTGAGATTCACTGGTCAATGGTACCCGGTCGTGATGAAAAATGGAAAGAAGAAACGATTAAGAATACATCTGAAGAACAGTTCCGGCAGGAGTTTGAATGTGAATTCTTGGGTTCCACAAACACACTTATCTCTGGTTCCAAACTGGCTCAGTTGGTGTATCAAGAGCCAATTGCTAAACATGAGATGCTCGATATTTATGAGTATCCAGTCAAGGGTGATGATGAACGTGTGGCAGACCATATCTATGCCATTACAGTTGATCCAGCAGAAGGTAGAAACTTAGACGGTTCTGCGTTCTCGGTGTTTGATGTTTCAGCGGTACCATATCGTCAGGTTGCCAAATATAACTCATCTTCTATTTCACCGGTTCTATTCCCAACTGTCATTTATAATACAGCAAAATTGTTTAACGATGCATACGTTCTAATAGAAATAAATAATACACCACAAATTGCCGACACTCTCCACCAAGACCTTGAGTATGAAAACGTGGTCAAG